AAAAAATTTGTACAGATTATTTAGTTTTTTATTCTGTAATATAAAACTATCAACTGTCGTATCGTTAGATTTGTTTGATCTACGTTCTAAGTTTTTGATGAAGTTTAATTCATCATCTGTAATTTTTAATGTTCTTTCATATATGCCTATAGGTATAGGAAATAAATGATCTATCATGCAATCCTCCTTTTGCGTGTATTACATTATTTAGACAGGATCATCGTCTGTATATACTAAAGTAATATCTCCTGTCTTATACTCAGTTTCAGCAGGTGGTAGTGGTCTATCATCCATTGAAACACCATCGTTAGCTATATACGTTTTACCATCTGAATGCCTAAATCCTTCGCTTTCTTCTCGCTCTACTGTATCAGACGGTGTGCAATTAGCTGTTAACCAATTAGTAAGATTAGTGTTGTAAGTATTCCAATCTGCTTGAGTTATTAGTTTTGCACAAGCCTTAACTACAGCAGTACCTTTTTCTGTTTGCACTAGTTTCATCGTAACGGTGCTGTAATCAATTACACCATCACCATCTGCATCTCTTTCTATTGCTTTGTAATGTAATGGTGTAGATGATGATGCTCCACCACCATGTGTAACCTCTGCGCCACTAACTATTTCTAAATAGTGTACGCAGTATATTAAAGTTCCATCATAATCAAATGTTACTTCTATAGTATCGTCAGGAGTAAATTGACCTCCTTCAGTTCTTCTTGCTGTCAATGTTGCCATGTTTTACTCCTATGATATTTGTCCTGTATTTCCTGATAGTGCTGAACCTGCTGATCCTGACGCTGTTCCTGTTGAACCCGCAGCTCCACCTGCTGATGCTGATGTAGGTGTATATGGACCGGCTGATAATGGGTTACCCGCTTGTCCGTTCTGACCTGCTTGCCCTATATCTCCACCATCACCACCAACACCACCTATTGCTTGACCAGGGTTGTAAGGTTGTCCACCTTCACCACCTGTTGTTGATCCACCATTATCGCCTCGCATTGCACTATGCCAATGCATTCCATATGCTGGGCCGCCTGTACCACCATTTGCGCCGCCACCTCCTCCTGCGCCGGTACCAAACCTGTGTGGTGTTGCAAAAGCTGAGCCGCCACCTCCGCCGCCACCTCCATTTCCAACAAAGGTAGCTGTGCCAGCAGCTCCACCAGTTCTAGTTCCCGCTGTATCAAAAATTACAGAAAGATTATTATCGCCAGTTTGCGAATGTTCAAATGCTACACCACCATTATTAGATGATGAAGCTGATCCTGAATGTCCTTGACCTGCTGAACCCGGTGGAAATTGACCACCCTGATTTGGATGATTTGTGCCACCACCTCCGTTGCCACCTCCACTAGAAGGATTGGTTGTTGTATTAGCGCCTGCAGCTCCTACAATAGAGCCATTGTTAGTAATATTAATTGTTACACCATTAGACCAACCTGTGTCAGTTTTCATAGCCGGTGTGCTTGTTGATGTCGATCCAACTGTTACACCACTATTAATAGTTAATATAACTGGTGTACTAGTATCACCACCTGCCGCAACTGCTGCAGTTTTAATGTTATAGTCATTGGTATTACTAGATATAGTTAATACAGTAGCCGCTACTGTGCCATAAAATGATCCGATGTTTATCTGACCTGATGTTGCAACACCTGGATTTGCACCCGCTGGTACAAGTCCACCACCACCATAGTATTCACTTAGTGCATGAGGTGCTGAACCACCAAACTCAGCAACAATGTCACCTTGTATTGATAAATTTGCGCCTGATGATTTAACTGCCATTATTTTTTCTCCAGTTTTTCTACTTTCGCAGTTAACTCCTTTATTGCTTCAATCAATATTGAAGTTAATGCACCATAGTTTACACCTAAACTTGTTTTTTCAGCACCAAACTGAGGTGGAATAACTTTTACTGCTTCAGGTAATACTCTTTTTACATCTTCAGCAATAACACCTGCGCTTTCTCTGTTGTCATGGTTATATTTAAAACTAACACCTTTAAGAGCCTGTAGTTTTTCTAGTGCATTATCAATAATGTTTACATCATGCTTTAATGCAATACTTGATGCTGTAGTGCTTGAGTAAGCAATCACATCACCATCAACGTGTAGATCACCATCAGCTTCTAATCGCATTTCGTTATTGCCATTCACATAAAAGTCCATTTGAGTGTCAGCAGTAAATTGAATGTAATCACCTGCATCAGCGCCTATTTTGTTTGAACCTAACAACAAATCACCTGTCATAGTGCCACCTGCTAATGCTAGTTTTGCATCTAGTTGTGTTTGTATTGCGCTTGTAACACCATCTACATAATTAAGTTCTGCTGTAGTAGCTGTAACTCCATCTAATAAATTTAGTTCAGCTGCTGTTGACGTAACACCGTCAAGAATATTTAACTCTGCCGCAGTAGATGTAACACCATCAAGAATGTTAAGTTCTGCTCCAGTTGAGGTAATTGCTGTACCACCTACTTTCCATTGACTTGCTGTTAGATTTGGTTTAATTGCTGTTGTGCCATCTAACAGATCATCAAGTGAATCTAAGTTAGTGTTTAGTTTTGTTCCCCAAGTATCAGCAGAAGCTCCCACTTCAGGCTTTGTCAAAGAGAACGTAGTAGTAGTTGTATCTGCCATTTCTTATCTCCTAAAAAGTTCCTTGCCATACTCGGAATTTGTCAAACTCACCACTAAGAATGTTTTTTCTGACAACTTCTTTTCTCGCTTCTATATCATCCCATTGTACTCCTGCATCCTTGCACCATTGAGCCATGATGTGTAAAGGTATAGAGCCTACAAGACGATTCTCACCAGTTAAACCCACCTTTGCCTGTCTTAAATCATTTGCTCTGTCTAGGCTAGGTGCATTATCAAATGTACGTGCAATCTCTATCTTATCTTCTTTTTGATTGTATTGTACTTGTTCTTTTACTTTCATATTATCTCAAATTTGGTGTGGGAAACTTAGCTCAAATCTCCCACGTTAAGTGTGGGGAGATTAAGGAGGACTCCCCACACCTAATATTCTACCTCATTATGAAGTAGTACAGTCAGCAACTAAACCTGAAGCCTTCTCGTTTTTAGAGATAAGCGTAAGTTCAGTCAATACTTGACGTGTTGTATTATCACCAGTCTTGGCTAGTTCAGTATTCTTAGTTGGTCTAAGAATTCCACATGCCCACATATCAGACTGCATAATCCACACATCACGTGATCTGTTCTCACGAGAAGGAACAAAGTCAACTGTTCCCCACGGAGTAACATACACGTCTACTGCGTTTACAACTGCGTTAGTACCACCAACTGCTGCACCAATTGTAGAGCGTTGGTTGTTCATACCAGTAAATCCTAGTGCCTTGTTCATTTGGAACGCACTTAGATATACAGTATCAGGCTTACCACCTTCTTCCCAAATAGACTGCATAACACTATCAAAGTCTGCTTGTGCAAAAACAGTAGCTGTACCATCAGTACGAGCTGTTGCACCCGGTACTGAGCCAGTTGGGTTTGCACCACCTGATCCACCGATGTTTGCAACATTAGTTGTGACGTAAGCACCACAACCTGCTAGTTCACGAGCAGTTGTCGCATTACCTGCGACATAAGCGTTGTTATCAAACAATGCCTTCTCGATGTCTAGCTTTTGCTCTTTAGCTATCTTCAACACCTGGTATGCCATCTCAGCAGAACGCCCGGCCTTATCAAGACCTTCGTCTGTATCAGGTATCACGGTTGCGTTCTTGAAGATTTGTGTATAATTTCCCAGCCTGACGGTGGCAGTTCTTGCCTCGGCAGTTGTTGCATCACCTTCAATGTGTGCATTAGCAGCCGAACTTCTTAATGAGTCGGTCTGCCATTCGTGGTAAGTGTTACTTGCTTTTACTTTTTTCAGCGATGAGTAAAAAGGAGTTTCTTCAGGTGAGATGTCATAAATGACGTTCTCTAAGTCCTCACGAATACCTTTTGCATCATAACTGTCAAATGTATTACTTGGTTGTGCCATAATAATTCTCCATTATGAATTTAAAATTAATCCAAGTGCATCATCAATGCTACCTGAATCCCTAAGTTTTGCCTTTTGGCGAGAACGTATTTTAGCTTGACTAGTTGGTTGTTTCTTAGCGCCCGGTTTCATCATGGGTTTCGCTGACTTTAACTTTTGTTTAGCCTTTGATTTACCCTTTAATGTAGCCTGATACCTTGAAGCATCGTATAGCACTTCTATCGCTCTTGCATCTGTAATCTGCGAAATTTCCTCAGTAGTATAACCATAATGAGTAGTTCCGTACTGTACAAGTTCTTCCTTGAGTGCAGTTGCTCGTTTAGAGTCTGCAAACTCAGGAATTTTACGTTGTAATACTTGCATTTGTTCTTGTAGATACGCTTGTTTTGCATTTGCTTCAGCTTCACTTGATTTCTGTGATACTTCATGCAATTGCGCCATTTGTGCATCATACTGCGCTTTCTGTTCTTCATACTCCATGTTTTGTTTCATGTACCCGATAGGATCGGCATCAAACAATTCTTTTGTAGGTTTCACAGGTGGCGCTGAAATATTACCATTCTGTAACGATTGATACAACTCAGCTAGTTGCTGACGTTCATTAGTCAAGGCTTCAAAAACTGCTACAGCTTCTTTCTTTTGCGTTGCAGCATCTTGCATACCTTGTTGGACATACTTCTGCCCACTATAGCCTTGCTTTAAGTCATCTAAGGTTACCTGTTCTTCTTGACCATTAACTTTAACAGTATAAAGACTAGGTTCTTCTTGACTTGCATCATCTAGGTGGTTTTCGTCATCCGATTCTGAAGCATAGATTTCTTCATCTTCTACTTCTTCTTCCGATTCAACTTCTTCTTCAATATCAGAGTCAGCAGTATCTTCAACTTCTTCAGTTGCTTCTTCTGTTATCTGTTCTTCTTCAATTACAGCTTCAGTTGTTTCTTCTTGTACTGGCTCTAGAATGCTATTTAAAGCACTATCTACGTCAGTTACTTTAGGTTCAGTCGTTTCACTCACGGTGCTGATTCTCCCTTAGTTAGTTTATGATTGTACATTACCTCATCCGTTTCTACGGAGTCGAAATAATCCTCAATCTTTCTAAGCGCACAAATTATATTGTGTGCTTCCTCTCGCTGATCCGTTGTCGAATCTGCATTTACAAACACAGCTACTTGCTGTTCTGTAATCTCTTTTAAAGCTAATTGAAACGTGTCATCAGCTTTTAATGTTCTCATTTTAGCGCTTTTTTCAACTATTGATAAGTTGTTTGCCACTAGAATCTACCTCCTGTAACAGCTTCAGCTGGTGATTGCTGTGGGTATCTTTCTTTCTGTTGTTGACCTTTTATAGTTTCAACATCTACCTTAGTACCGTATTCACCAAGTATCTCAGCCGCCTTAATTAATAAATCCTGATCCATCTTATCACGCTCTCTGTCATCAACTGAGATAGCTTTCTGTGCGTCTATCTGAGCTTTTAACATATCCATTTCAGCCTTCTTATCAGCTTTGTATTGTTCTGCTTGTACCACAGCTTCTGCTTCTGTTAGTTGCTGTTCAGCTTGTGCTTGTTGTTCAGTCTGTTGTTGCATTAGTTGTGCTTCTGTTTCAGGTGTCATTGGATTAAAGTAACGATCTACATTCTTAATACCTGCAATGCCTAACATATCTCCAAGCGTGTTTCTTATACCTGTCATTGTCACTAAACCGTTCTGAGCGCCATACGTTGTCCATATTTGCATTTGCATTGTAAGTGCTTGATTCAAAGCTGCTACTCTTGACTCCTCTCGACCTGTACCTAAACCTACATTAACAGTCATATCCATTGATGTATTCCAAGATCGTGGATCAACTGGCACAAAATCACCGTGTAAGCGCATAAGCGTTTCTTCACAGCTATTTTCTACTAGTAGCTTTAGCATTAGTTGGAATAATCTTTTCATGCCACCTTCGGCAATATTTCGAGCCATAACTTCAATTTGCGCTGAACCTTGTTGTGCTTGTAGACGAGCTGCTGTCGCTGATGTATTTTGTAATGCATCCGGGTCTAAACCCATTGAAGCTCGGCTAACTCCAGTTTTAGCTTCAACAGCATCGTCTAGGTATTGCATCGCAGTCAAAACCTGACCTGCGACAAAGGGTGTTGCTATATCAACAAGTGCTTGAGGAGATTTCATACGCACTAGTCCACCGATCTCATTGTTCATTAAATCGTCTACATTAACTTGACCTTGTACATAACCTTGTCTTGGTGAGTTTGTTAGCGCTACGTTGTCCATCATGCCACGCATCATAGCTGTAGCAGAGTCTTGATCATTCATAACTAAGTCTGCGACACTACGACCAAAGAATGTGTGTGGTTCAGGATCAACTTCAAATACTGCGAATGGCACATCTCCATATGGCTCACACTCTAATAGTTTGTTATCACCACCAGCCATTAGTATTCTGTACATTGACGCTACACCTGTGCCTTCCTTATCCATCTTCATGTAGGCTTCTGTAACAGCAACTTTTTTCATGCTGATGTCCATTGTTGATTGTTCTTCGTCTTGCTCGTAACCTTTACGCTCAAACGCTTCTGTATCTGTGTAGGAATCATCTGATGACAGACCTGATAATTCACTTACTTCTTCAAAGTCATAACCCATCTGTACAAGATCACCTACTCTCATTTCTGATCTGTGTGCAACGACATATGCATCGTCTATTGATCTAGCGTTACGATCTACTAAAAATTCTTCGGGTGGTACAGCTTCTACGCATAGCTTTCCGTTTTCTTTCTTATAGCTTACTTTAAGTGTGTATTCAGGCATTTCCATTTCCATGCCATCCTCACCCATTTCCATAGCCATTTCCATAGATTGTTCTATAACTGTAGCGTTAGGTTCATTAACAATAGCTAACATTTCTTCTTCTGTGACGTTACTAAAGCTAAAAAATTCTTCTTCTGTGTTATCCTCCCACCACACCTTTAATACACCTGTCTTTTTAACTAATGCATCGTGTATAGCGTCATTAAGAAGCGTGTAACCGTTTAACTCACCAAACTTATAGTTACAGTACCTTGTAGCTTGTTCTGCGCTTTTAACATCTTGTTGGCTTGTAGGTATAAATTCAACTGGATGCTCTGAAGATAGAAATACACGCATTAAGCTAGGTTTAATTGCTCTAATAGTATCACGAACCTTTGTAGATACTATTTTTGATCTTCCATCTTCCTGACCAATGTCTACTTCACCTTCAAAGTAGCGTTGTGACTTAATACGATCTTCAGCTATTTCACTTTCAACAAAATTGATTGCACTTTGTACAGCTTCATGTGCTATTTTCTGTACATCATCTTCACTCATTGCTTTTAATTCTGTATGTGCCATTGTATCCTCTATTAATTTTGTTGCATTAAGTTACCTATACTATCACTAACTGCGCTACCAACATAATCCATCAAACCACTACTGCTTAACAAATCTTCTTGTACTTGATCACCACCTAATTTGGCAGTACCTGAAGCGGCTGTTCTTGATGCACCATATATTGCTGAGTCTAATATTTTCACAAATAATGGTAGTTTAGATTCATCAACTAATGCCTGTTGTAATAGTTTAAAGTCTTTTGTTGTTACTAGTTCAGCAATATCTTGAGCGTCTTTAGCGTTTATGTTAGGCGCTCTGTTTGAAATCATGTTTTTAACAACAGTTATTCCTGAAGCTATATCTGTAGGATTCTGTTTAAATCTTGCTAATGCTGCGGCTTGTGTCATTTGATCAATAGCTGTTTGCTCCCTAGATGTAGTTGTGCCACCAATAATTGAGTTTTTTGTATCAACTGCATCGCCCGCAACTCTTGCTCTAGCAATGAGATCGTCTGCTTGACCTTCAGGAAATACAAGTTGCACAATTTTATTAAATGCTTTAGTTTCATCTGCTGTGCTTTTGATTGTTTGTGGTGTTTGTGATCTAAACTTATACGTAGACATAAATCCTTGACGTAACGCATCCATTGCACCCGGTGTTTTTTCAAATTTTTTAATTTCTAATGCTACTTTTTCAGGGTTTTGACCTAATAGCGTTTCGCCATATAAAAATGCATCTCTACCAACTCTTGTTTGTTTAGCCTGTTCTCTTACAAATTTAAGGTCAGGACTAAAGTCATCAATTTGTTTTTTCAGGTCTTTAACTGCTTGATCCATATTAGATAAAAGTGTTTTATTCACGTTCATTCTAGGTGTGTCACGCAAGGCTCTGTACACTATTTCTGCATCTTCTAATGATGGTGACCTAATAATTTTTAACGCTCCGTTTTTGCCAATTTCATAAAATGGTACTAGATTGCCCGGTGTTGATCTGTAAATAGCATTAAGTTCATCAAACATTTGTGGAAACATTTGCATTGTGCCTTCAAGATTTTTAGCTAAACTTGGTGGCAGTTGTGGGTTTATATCTTTAAATAATGTTTTATACAGTTTAGACTCATTTTCACGTAATGCATCATCTGACAATCTGTATAACTCTTGTACGTTCACTTCAGACTTTGTTCTGTTCACATTCATTTGCATTTGATCTAGCAAATCTTTTCTAGTGTCAATTGGTCTGCGTTTTGCAACATCAGTAATAGTTTGACCTGCGTCACCTAAAGTTCCTGTAAGAGCTTTTATCGCGGCTCGTAGTGTTGCATTATCAATAACAAGTTTGCCTTGTTTAACTTGATCAATAACCTGTTGAGCTGTTAAACCTGTCTTATCAATTAGCATTTGCATTTGTTCTCTAACAACTGGCGAATATTTCTTTCCTATTTCTGTAGATAACAATCTTGACATGCCTTCTGACGCAAGTTGACCTCCACCTTGTATAACTGTACCAAGTGTGGCACCAGCTACATAACCACCCAGTGCGTTTTTTGAGTCCTCTACTATTCCTTCTTCACCTGTTCCAACAGAATACGCTGCACCTTGCTTACCTGATAGATGTGCTACTTCCCCTATACTTTTACGACCAGCTAATTTAGTTCCTAATTGTGTGATAGTTTGCATAGCTTTTGCCCAACCTGCTGGGCCGCCAAATAAACTAGCAACAGTAGGTACAACTGCACCTGCTATCTCTATAGCTAGTGATTCACCCGGTTTTGCTTCTTGGTACTGACTTACTTTTGTTCTAATTTCATCTCTAGCTTGTTCATAAGTAACGTCTTTATTTAATAATGCTTTACCAAACGCTTCTAACTCATCTGCAAAACCAAAGGTTAAGCCTTGTGCTAATGCTCTCATTTTTTGATCTTCAACTTCAGCTTGTACCTCATTGAGTGTAACCTGATCTATTTTTGGTGATAAGGCTGTAATTTCTTCAATTGCTTCTTCACTAAATCCGACACCATCAGGGTTTTCTGCTTTTTGTTGTGCTTGGTTTAATGTAGCTTGTATTTTGTTTTTAAAATCACTCATTACATAAATCCTTTTCTTTGATCTAAGTTAAATGTATTCCATAACATTCTTCCAGTAAAGCCATCAGCATAATTACCTTCTGCAATTATTTCTTCTAAATCTTGTTGCTGACTTTTAGAAAGATTATGGTATCTATGATCATCATGTTCTTTAGCTCTTTCAGTAGTCTTTTTCATCCAGTCTGTATATGTCATGTTTGGATCAAACTGAATTTCATCTACACGGTCATACATGACTCTAGCTAATTTCTGTTTAGCAATAATCATTTCATCAATGTAATCTACTAATTCTTGTTCAGGCAACATTAAGTCTAAGTTTGTAGCCATTGCCATCGCCATTTCACGCTCTGATAATGCACCAAATGTAGCCATGTTTATTACACTAATACCCATTACATTAGCTACTCTACGTAAAAGAGCTGTCTGTTCATTCATTGCTGGTAAGAAGTTTGTAACAAGCCATCCTGTTTGCGCTCGATCTTCTTCTCTCAGCTTTCTAACACCGTTCTCGTCTGTGTAGACTAACTGATCAAGCGCTATCTTATAGTTATAGACATCAGCTTCTAAGGCTTGACCTTGTTGGAATGCATCTCTTGCCACCTCTTGCACTCTTGATTTGTCTGCTTCTAAGAATTTAGCTTGTGCTTCTGTCTTTCTTAATTCTTCTTCTGTAGGTAACACATTTCCTGTATAAACAATTGATACTTGATCAGCTGGTGCTTTATTAGGATCAGTTTTTACAACGTACTCCCTTCCATCTGTTTGATCTACTTTTGGTGTAGAAAAATTAATTTTTAGATTTTCATCGCCATAACCAAGATCATTTGCAACCATCTTGGTGACTTCTTTCATCATATCTTCAGTTGGGTTAAAGGTTAGCATTTCAGCGTAATCACCAAAGTGCGCTCTACCCTCTTTTTGAGCTTCAGCAGTTAACCATGATATGTATCCCTTAACATCTCCTTTTGCAGTTGCATCTTTTGAGAGTAACGCTGATGCATCTTTAATAGACATAATGCCTTTTTC